CCGAATGGCGTAGTGCCAGCGGTGCCGTATGCTCGTGAGAACGTAGCCTGTAAGCCAGCCAAATCAGATTCGACTTCGTTGGCTACAGCTCGGATTGCCTGAGCAATTTTATTTGCTCGGACGCTCAAGTAGCCAGGGCCAGTGTTCAGTTTCTTCTGATCGTCGCCAATAAAGCCAAACTCAGCAGCTCGTGACTTCGTGATCTGAATTACAGTGCTGCCTGAAGTCTGACCAGTAGGGTCAGGAACAGTCATAGCAGGTGTAATGTTAGACACGTTGCCAGCAGGCTCAACGTCTACAACGATGTTTTGGTTGATACCAGCGCGTTCAGCACTAGCGTTCATAGTTACCGCAGGGATCAGGCCAGTCAATTCACGCGAAACCACATCAAGGGCTTCGTAAATATCAGGCACGATTGAGGAGATTGTATTCTCAGCCATGTTTAATTACCTTTCATCAGTTTAAGATTTCACCGCCAGACTTCACAAATTCCATGCGCCTGACAGGGTTTAGTGCCTCAAATTCAGCACGAGTTTTCACTTTTGCAGCACCGCCGCTATTTGAGCCACCAGAAGCACCGCCACCTGATGATTGATTGCCCTTGAGCAAAGCCGAATATTTCGGGTTGCTTTTGAACTCGGCCTTTAGGTCATCAAGAGATGAGACCGTTAAGTTACCTTGGGCATCAGTAACTTTAACACCGTCTTCATGATACTTCAAACGGCGTGAAATAAAATCACTCAGCAATTCTGCGTTAGATCCGTCAGCTAATTCTGTTGCAATCCGCATTGCTGCGTTATCCCGTTTCTCATTGGATATTGTTACCCTTAAACTTTCCAGCTCTTGAGCTGTTGTCTTGTATCGTTCTTCGGCTGACCTATGCAATGCTTCAAAGTCGCCTTTCTCTTTGGCAATCCGTTCTCGATCTGCTTCTGCTTGCGCTTCGACTTCACGCTTGGCTTGCTTGGCTCGTTTGGTTTCGGTCAACAATGTCTCAAGCTGGTTCCGCATCCGCTCATTCTCTGCCAGAATATCCGTTAGGTCTGGGGTCGGTTGGGCTTCTACTTCTTGGACTTCCGTTTCTTCTACTGCTTGCATCTCGCTCATATTATTTCCTTTTGGTTACAAACCGCACTCACAGAGTGCTATGGGGTTAAATCTGCGAAGACAAGCGGATTCATGTCCCGCAGTTGTTGCAAGGTATAAACCCTGCCAGTCGGGTCAACAAACTTACCAATTGGCAGCTTGCCTGACCTGAATAAACGCGAACGCTCGATGCCAAGCGCTTCGTCTACAAATTCTCGGCTTTGAGTCTTGAGCCAGCCGCCGTATGTTAGTTTGTCTGATACTTGCCTGACACCGCTTGACCCTATCGATGGTCGGGTGCCTGCTAAGTCCAAACCCAAATCAAATTCCTTCTTTACCTTTGGAATGGTGGTGGATCGGCAACCATAATGAGCGGGCGGCATTGGCCCTTCATTGACCCTGTAAAATTTACCGTCTCGCGCCATGCAAACAAACGTCGTTCGCCCATCGAGCGTGCTGACCCATTCGTATCGGTCAATCAATCGCTCGTTTTGCTTATACATTTGGTTGCGTGAAACAGAACTGACCGCGTTTATGATCGTGCTGACTAAAGTAGTAACCTGGCGCTTCATCATTGTACGGATAACAGCGTCCAGCTTTCGGGCTATGCTTGGCGTTGTATCGCCTAGCAATACGCCGTCGGTAATTTCCTGTAATATCTGAGCGCCCTTTTTGATCCCGAATTGGGTTAGTGCATCGGGTATTGTGATCCCGCTCATTGCGCCGATACTCATTGGAGTAGTCTCAACCGCTGCGATCAACGCGGCTTCTGCTGGCAATGCAAAAGTGACACTTGAAACCCTGTTTAGCATAGATGCAGTGAACTCCGTCTCGGTCGCGGCAAACTCCAGCGCGTCCAATTGGATCAACTTCTTGATGTCGCCCATTGTCAGCTTGGTTAGCGAGTCAACGTCCTTGAGCACGTCCTGCAATCGTTGTGCTTGAAAGTCGGTCGGCTCTTGGGCCAGCCTTGCGTTGATCTTCTTCCTGAGCCTGTTTAATAGCTTGACGGCTTCCTTCGAGCGCCCGTTACCATAACGCTGCAAGAATACTTGGTGCCTAGTGGCTGCATCCATCAAGAATTGCTGGGTGCTCATCAGATCGCTTCTGGTTCATCCGTAAACAGCATGTCTTCCGATTCTACATCCCCATCAAGGTCTTCGTCTGTTCGTTCCGAGTCAATCAAGTTAGCCCGTCGCATCAAGTGCCGCAGGTCTTGCTTGCCTATAACCCCGCGATCCATTAGCTGTATCTGAGCCATTAGCAATTGCGGGTCAATGGTTGCGTCATAGAATTCTTTGTTGATGTAGAATTCTGGCTCTTGCGTCCCGCCCATAAACTCCATCGCCCACTCGAAGCACTTATAAAACGCTGCTTCGACGTTGATAATGATCGAGCCCAGTTTGGAGTTTTGCCCAGCGAACCGAATCTTGGCCGCCTCTGCTGTCTCGGTTCCCGATACGTCTTGGATAATCCGAGTGCCGATCTTGACCATCTGTTGCTCTTTGATCTCCATGCCTTTGAGTGGCATCTGGTTCTCTGAGGCTTGGAGCAATTGAGCGCTGCCGCCTTCAGGTAGCAAGATCGCAGACCGTGAGCCAAACGCTATCCCGCTGGACATATTCTGCTCGACCCAGCTTTGAGTCAGGCCAGATAATGCGGGTGTCGGTTGGCCTACCAAGAACGATGATTCTTCATAGTCAGCCGAGTTGCGATAATGGCTGATGTTGATCTCGGCTATATCGTACAACGGGGCTTTGTCTACAGTCTCGTCATTGTTGATTGAGCCAGCAAAAATGAACGGTATCTCGTCCCACAATGACCCATCCAGCTTGCGCGGGTATATGTTCCCATCGCCTTCGTATACAACCAGCTCATTGTTGTCGTCATATAGATTCTGGACATACACGCCATCTTCCAGCCGCAGAACCCTGTGATACATACAGGTTTCAGTCTCAAAGCCGTCTTCTGTAATCTTTTCGGTTGGCTCTTGTAATACAACAAGCGATAATTTTTTCAGGCCGCCGACCGTCTTGGTGCGCCAATTAATAACAGATTCCGCTGGGTAGGGCAGGATATTAGCCCGAAGGTTCATAGACCTGACCTCTGAGTCAGTCAAGCCCATCGGGGCGCTTGGGTAATCAACCAGCAACCCGTAACGCCCAACCAGCAAACAATCCGACGCGGCATCCTTCACCATTTGGTCGGCAGATAGCCCATCACCATTAGCGTTGTCAACCATGTAGTCAATCGCTGGGTCAACCTCAATGGTGCAAGCCTTGCGGAATACCATGCCCAACATGCCTTCTTTGGTATGCCCGACAAAGTTTACAAAGTTGGCTCGCTCAACATAGGCTTGGTATCTGAGTTTGTTCTCAGCGCTGCCGTCGTTTGCGTTAGGTGGTGGTAAGTATGCTGTGCCAGCCAGGCCACCAAGTGATCCTTGAGCGCCTTTAGGCCGCATTTTAATTGCTGATGCGCCTTCGTCACAGTCTCGGACGGTGCGCCATTTGTGTAGGTTCTTATCGTATTCTTTGCAGGTGCTATCAACTGGCATATTATCAACTCACGAAGCGGATTTTTAAATCAGCCACAGGCTTGATTATGGGCATTTCAAACGCTATCGGATAAGTCCCTGCATCTGGCAAGTGGTCAAGGTTCGACTTCTTGTCAGGCGCTCCGTTTGCGTCATACGCCAATTGTTCGAGACAACGGGCAAACTCTGGGCATTTCTGGTCATTGACGAAGACCTTGCCCTTTGTAAATGCAACATTGGAAGCCAAGACCCGTTCCTTCACCAAAGGGTTGGACTTGTTGGCATACACCGAGAATCCAGCACCTTCAAGCAATGATATATCGCTTTTTGAAGCATCGACCGTCTTCCTGCTTTTGCCACTAGCATCTGGGTAAACTCGGATTGAGTGACCCTGATACCTTTCCAATATAATGTCGATCATGTTCGGCGTATCATATACCCCTTTCAACTCATCGACAGCGTGCCATTCTGCCCCTCGCTGGACGTATACAACGGCACTCATATTGGTGACGTTAAAGTCCATTCCGATCATTAACAGCTCGCCCTCAATCATAATTTCAGACGACCTGCAAGCGATTCTATCATAACCGTGATAAACAGTACCACTTTGTAGGTTGACAAATTCGCCTTCAAGATATGCCGCCAATAATGCTTCTGGGTATATGTCTCGCAGCGATTGAATGTAGCCTTCTGGAAGATGCGGGTTTGATTCCGTTGGTGCCTGGATTATTTTATACCCTTCGGCTGGCTTCTTCTTCCATGTGTTATAGACAAACTTGAAGCCTTCGGGCGTTGTTGTTACACCAATCGTATTGCGTGAGCCGTCGCGTTTCTTCTGACGATTCCTTGCCAATATCTGCCGCCATGCGTGAGACGCTTCCTCGGTCTTCATGGTGTCAAGCTCATCAATATCAGCGTCGCCATGCTCATACCCCACGATTCTGTGAGGCGAGTCCATTGACCTAAAGATGATTTTACCCATGCCAGCTATGTCAATGTAGTTGATTGGGCTCTTATATAACTTGTACGGAATGTTGAGCGCTTCCAATGCCTCCTCAAACCGCGGGAAGGCAATCATACGAATCAAATCGTAGGTCGGAGCATAAAAGCCACGATTCACTTCTGGGTGCCTGAGCTTGCCAATGATTGCCCTGTTTACTGCCGCCTCAGTCTTACCAGCGCCGAACCCAGCAACTAATGCGGGGAAAGGTTCGTTGGTCAGCATGTAATCAAACTGAGGTTTGGTTGGGCTAATCCTCTGCATCATCGTATGGGCTAACGATCTCAATGTGAATCGGTCGGTGGTCTTGCACAATCTCGCTGTGCTCTTTCTGACCGAGTAACTGCTTGCCCAACCAAATCGCCATCGTTGGGTTGCCGCCGTCCATGATCCTGAACTGCTGCCGCCTTACAGATAGCTTGCCCATTGACCGACCATTATCAACTATCTCAGCAAACGATTCGTCCTCAGCCATTCGGCGCTCGATTGTCTTTTTGTTACACCCAAAGTAAGCAGCTATCTCCTCGACAGTACAGTTGAGGTGGCACAATTTCTTCAGTTCTTCTGGGTCGATATTCAATCGCGGCCTTCCTACAGGGTTTGCCATATCAATACGGCTTGGGTTTAGGTTTAGGTTTGGGTTTGCCTTTCAACTTGGGTTTCTTAGGCCACATGGTTCATTCCTTTTGGTCGGTTTTCGCCTTTTATATATGCGACAAAATTAAATAGATTATTGATCTTTGAGGTTGCTGTAAGTCTTTCCATTGGATTCTAACACTGCTTCTTTCCCTGTAAAGTCCTGCCAGCGTTTGATAATTACATCGCAGTATTTAGGATCAAGCTCCATAAGCCGAGAATAGCGATTGTTTTTTTCAGCCGCTATCATAGTGGTTCCTGACCCGCCAAAACTGTCAAGAATTAAATCGCTGCCCTTTGTGTTATTTAACAGTTGATATTCAAACAACTCAACAGGTTTCATAGTTGGATGCTCTACGCTTTTTGATGGCCGATCAAACTCAAGTATTGTTGTTTGTTTTCGATCTGCCGCCCATAAATGACCAGCTCCTTCTTTCCATCCATATAAACATGGCTCGTGTTTCCAATGATAATCTTGCCTGCCCATAACTAATG